ATCTTTGTTATCCTGTCCTGCCATTATTTGACCTCGTAATATCTCAAAGCGTCTATCCTCTCGCTCCTGTTTCAGTTTATCAGGATTTGGAACGGACAAGCTATCACCCACTTTGGATGTCTTTGACATTTTAAATAGTAACGCCTTGTCGTCATCGTTTAATTCATTCAAATCATCAAACGCTGGAGTTGAGCCACCAACAATTTTTTTTAACACTTTACTCAAATTCTTACTTACTCGTTGAGTAGGAACTGATAAAATAGTCCCGCCTTTCATAGTGCGTAGCATTAGGACATCATCTTTCAAGCGGAATTTATTAATAAAATGCTTTCCAAATGGAACGTAAGATGGTTCAGGCTTAATACCCTTGTCCCAATCAATATTATCCTCGCTGATTTTGGCTAACCCTCGCCCCATAATGATATTTTTGGATTTACGACCTCGTTTAGGCTTTCCCATACAACAGCTACTTAAACCTCTACCAGATGGGCTTGCTGATGTTGGAGTGCTGCTGCTTAAAGTTCGCTGTAACGGATTTTCCCTGATAGGAGTTGAAAAGCTGCCTTCGCTCGCTGCTGGGGACGCTGCTGGCGTTTTTGATGTTATGATTTTATAAAGTGACGCATACCAACGATTTACTTCAGTTTCATCTACATCAATATCTCCATCTCCTAATGCGGCTATCAATCTCGCTCTTACTCTTGGGTCTTTTGTTATTTCATCATCTAAAAATCCATCTTGTTCCGCATTTTCTAAAATATTAAATTTATCATCCAGTCTTAATAAGTTAAACGCAGCAACACTTGGGTAATTTAGTCTAAAAATCTCTCTTAATTCTTGTCTTCGGTCTGGTGACATACCTGTTTGAACTTGACTTCTTGGAAAGGGTGTTGATGGAGGAGGTGCTCCCGAAAAACGACCCTCATATATTTCCGCATACATTCTATTTAAATCGTCAGGGTCAAACGGTCCAACGTTTGCTATAAAATCCCTAATATCGCCACTAATATCGCCTAAATCCCAGTTATGTTGAGCTGCTCCTTGAAAGAAAATCCTCTTTTCATCAGGTGCTAACATTGGAAATGCCGCAGGAGTTGGAAATTGGGCTCGTTCTTCTGCTGGAATATCTGGGAGTACTGGAAATTCACCATTACTATCAGCGAATTCCTGAATGCTTTGTAAATAAGGATAACGTTGAAAATTAGGAGCTCCCGAAAACACCCCAGGTGCTAACTCTCCCTCCTGTAATGGTCTGGACGCTGCCTCTGCCTCTGCTCCATAATCAGGAATATCTTGGATAGCCAAAGTATAAGGGTCTGGAGCTGCTCCAACCTCATCCGCATCAATAAAACCATCAACAATTTCTCCTCTTAATTCATTTGGAGGTAATTCCTCACCCCTTTCAAGTAAATCTGTTTCAGCTCTTATCGTAAGGTTTTTCATTTCTTCCAAAAATTTAAGGCTAATTGAAAATACAACTTGCCGAATATCTCGTAACGTTTCCATAAAAAATCTCTCATCTCCTGTTCTTGCCGCCTCTACTAATCTGTCCTCGTATGCTCGCATTTGAGCCTCTCTTGGAATAGTAGCCATTACAGCTCTTGATACCATCTCATAATTGCTTATTATTTCTACGTTTCTTGACGCTACTACGGTCTCCTCGTCATATAAAGTAGGATATAAATCAATAATACTATCTATCATAAAAACCATTTCACCAATCTTTCTTCTTATATCAGCTGGGATAGGAAACGATACTCTTATGGGTGGCTCGCCCCCAAACGCTTCTCTTGGTATCATATCATTATTAATTCTGCTTACAGGAGCATTTACCCCTAAAGGTCTCAACAAATAACGAGGTATATTTGCCCCTAAACCGCTCTCAAGCTGGTAACCTCTTGGAATACGTCCATCCATCATTTCTTGAACAAAATTTCTAAACTGTTGCCAATACCCTACCGTAGGAATATTATTAACCGTAGGAATTGGTAAGTTACCACCTGTAGGCTGTTGTAAGCCAAAATCCACCCCTTGCGTTTCAATATACTTTCTCATCAGCTTTCTCAAGTAGGGAACAAAAGCCGTTGCGGGAATACCATTTTTCCAACGAGGTTTGATGTCGCTAATAACAAAGTCAATTTGTCCCGACAAAAACTGGGTCTCAATTTTGCTTAAACCATTGAGGATTTTCTCTGCCTCAATACCATCTGTAATCTCTCTTAATTTATTTCTAACCTCAATCTTTAGTCTATCATAGTCAGCGTACTTCTCGGTTACAGTTCTGGTATCGGCTGGTTCAGCGCCTGACTGACCCGTAGCTAAAAACTGACGATTGGCATTCAAGTTTTTCGTTTGGTTACTAATCTCTAATGCGAGCGAATTCAAATATATCTCTCTATATGTTGAGGCTGTATCTGGGTTTCTTCCCGAAGCAATTGGGTTCATAAAATATAATATATAACTATATAATAAATTTATATATTATTAATTAATCTCGTATTTCAATAATGTCACTACCTACTAAACAACCCACTACATTATTTTCAGCTTTGAACTTTTCATTAAATAAATCCTCTTGACAAACTCGGTTAAAATCTCGTTGTAATACCTCCTCCCACTCGTCAGGCAAAGCTCTAATATACAAGTTTAGTCGCTCGTTGAAACGCCGTCTGTCTCCACTCGTTAAGTTCCTAAACGTCATCAAGGGTGGTTTTCCCATTTCACCCATTATCACCACTTGTAGCTTTTCAACTACATCACCATTTTTAAAATCAGTCATACCAAACGGAGGCATCTATATATTAACGCTACACTTTTTCTAAATCATTTTAAACGAATTTTGATATAGGAGGCTATAGGACGCCATTAGATATTAATACGAACCAACTGCGAAATAGGAATTTCATAGTGGGCTTTAGTTTGACCCCATACTCCGTCTCTAAACACTCGCACTTGTTTAATATTAAAGGTGCTAAATAACTCGCTATTGTAGTAACAATAATAAAGCCCATTCGTAAAATGAAATACAAAGCAAAGTGGTCCTACCGTTTGGCACTTATTAACCGCTATAATGGTGGTAGGATATTTATCGTAAGCGTTACGTCTTGACTTTAATTCATACTTGGTATTTGACGTTACACTCTCAAAATCATACGAGCAATAGGCTTGAGTTGGTTTCAACTCCTCCCCGAAATGCTGCTCCAATAAAGGCATTACCGACTGCTCGTTACTCGCTCCCATACGCAAATCATCAGCATAAGTTCTATTAGACATCTTGGGTTAATATAGGATAATCCTTTAAATACTAATTTCAACAATTGATTTACTTTTTTACAACTTCGTAAGAATTGCTATTGGATGTTTTGGGATACTATAAGATAAAAGTGGGGATGGGTTTTCAAATTCTATCCCTACCTCTATCCCTACCTACTTTTTTATTTAGATAATTCAGCCTTAGCTATAGTTTTCTCCATCTCTTTATTTTCAATAATCTAAAAAAGTAGGGATGTAGGGTTAGGTGGGGATGTTTTGGAGCTTGGAGTAATGGGGGACTAAAAATAAAAAAAAAACATCGTTGCGTTTTTTTTCATACATCCTCTATATGAGGCCAAGACCTAAACACCCTCCCCCACCTCCTTTCCCCCACTTTTCCCAAAACCTCCTATAACCTCCTATACTGAAAACTGGCTGGGGTCTATCCACTCATTCAAACCCCGACGAAATTTTTTGGTTTTATCACTCTCTTCCATATCCACCAGTAGCGGGTAAAACTTGTCTCGGGTTGCGTAATCATACACCGCCAACATCTGCTCCTTTGTTAGTCCTAAACCCATCTCTTTCAAAATCAATTTACAATCTCGGTCTCCACTCAAGCGCAATAATGCGAAATAGGAGCAGTTGCCCCTGATTGGTTTAGGGATGACGAAAAAGTTCTGGGCTAAATAAATGACACTACAGTTTTTCTTTCGGGCTCTAATGTAGTAATTCATTATGCTCTCCTGATTTTTAAGTAGCTGTAAGTCGTCAAAGCATACCAAGTGGTTCAGCTTTTTATCCATTTTGTCAAGTTGGGGTAGGTTCTCAATACCCTCCTTAATGACGACCGCACCCTTGGTTTCCTTCTCTAAATAATTGTAAATGGGCTCATCTTTGTTTCTGGTTAAAATTGTAATGTCTGCGAATGTTCCACTGTTGCCGCAACTGAATACGTATATCAAGTTTGCTAAAAAATTAGTCTTCCCACTCCCCGATGGAGCAACAATAACCATTCTAAATGGGAGTTTGATATGGTGTAGGTCAAAATTTGGGTTCTCTGCGTCATCAAGCATATCCTTTGGGATTTGCTCGTAAAAATTTAATATCTCAGTAGGATTTGTAGGTAGCTTTTTTTTAGGGGGCATTATACATATATACATATTTTAAAAAATCCGTATAAAACGCTAAATTTTAATATGTTTATATTGTATATGGCTGACTATCTACCACCAACAGAAGATTTACCTCAATTTAATACAGCAGTATTTCAATCGCCTACTCAAGCCCTCACTTTAGAGGAAGCAAACACTTTGTATTTAGGGAGAACAGGAACGCCCAACTCCATTGCCTCGGCTACATCTTTTTCAGGTAGCATTACTGTTCCTCGTATTAATACAACTACAACAGTGGTTGCCTTTGGAACTGGTGCGGGAACAAATTCAGTTTCTAATACGGTTGCGATAGGATATGGAGCTGGTAATTTAGGTCAAGGGTTAGGTGCGGTTGCGATAGGAGATGGAGCTGGTTTATCTCAAGGTTTGAATTGCGTTGCGATTGGTAATGATGCGGGACAACTCCAAGCGGATAATGCGGTTGCCATTGGTTTAAGGGCTGGTAATGACAGTCAAGCAACAAATACGGTTTCGGTTGGATTTCAAGCAGGACAAGACGCCCAATCCGCAAGTGCGGTTGCGATTGGGGCTAACGCAGCATTGGAAGGTCAAGGAATAGCATCTGTTGCGATTGGTTTAAATGCGGGTAATTTTAGTCAAGGGGCGGCTGCGGTTGCCATTGGAAATGCTGCGGGACAAGGAGTATCTGGACTTAATTTTCAAGGGGCAAATGCGGTTGCCATTGGAAATGCTGCGGGACAAAATACGCAAGGGGCAAATGCGGTTGCTATAGGACAAAGTTCGGGAGGAACAAATCAGGCTGCGAATGCTATTGCTATTGGAAACTCAGCGGGTCTTACAGGGCAAGCAAATCACGCTATCGCTATTGGAACAAATGCGGGAGGCACTTCGGGTCAGTTAAGCGATGCGATTGCGATAGGACGACAAGCGGGACGAGGCACTACATCCGCTCAAGGTGCGAATGCGATTGCTATAGGACAATCAGCGGGGTTAGCATCTCAAGTGGCAAACAGTATTGTTTTAAACGCTCAAACTGCTACGGCACTCAATCCAGCTACAGCTACCTTACATATAAAACCCCTTACAACAGTTGCGTATTCAAGTGCTGCGGGTTACGCTAATTTGGCTTGGAATTCGTCAAGTGGCGAGGTTTCAGCCTTTACATCCTCATCTTTAAAAACGGTAGGAACGTTGGCTAATACTGCTATGGTATCTGGAACTTTTTATAACTATTTTGCGGCAGGTCTTTCCGTTCCCATTGGAACATATATTGTTGAAATTTACGCTCAAGCATCAACAACCGCAGTAGCGGGTTCAATAACAAATTTTAAAGCTGGCTTATCAACTGCTCTTGGAGCTTTTACAGCTGGAACTGGTGGATTACAGCTTTTAGGAACAACAAGTTACCCAGCAGTAGCGGGAACACCATCGGGACATTATACTACTGTATTACAAAATGCCGCCATAACCACTTATTATTTTGTAGCCCAAATGACATTTACTACAATTGTTCCTACTACTGCCGCCGCCGCCTCCCACTTTACAATTACAAGAATAGCGTAAAGGGCTAATTATTAAAATATAGCAAATATATATATGGCTGACTATTTCCCTCCAACAGAAAATTTACCATCATTCAATTCATCAGTTTTTTATACTGATACTGGAGCTGGTATATCCCAAGCTCAAGCCGATACATTATATTTAGGGAGAACAGGAACGCCCAACTCCATTGCCTCGGCTACCAGTTTCGCTGGCTCAATCAGTTTAGCCGCTACCAGCACTAATACTAACGCTACTTTTTATCCAACGTTTGTATCCAGTTCTACATCCACTACCCTACGAAGTCATAGTGGAGGCACTCCATACTCAATAAATCCCGCTACAGGTGCGATGACCCTTGCCTCCAGTATCAAATTACAAGCTGGGCTTAATTCATCAACTGCTGTTGGATATCTTGCGGGTTCAACAAATCAAGGTGTTAATTCAGCCGCTTATGGTTCTAACGCAGGTCAAACAGACCAAGGAGATTATTCTCTCGCTATGGGTGTTGGAGCAGGTCAAACAAATCAAGGCGATAATGCGACGGCAATAGGAGTTTTTGCGGGTCAAATTAATCAGGGAGACGTTACTGTTGCCCTTGGTCGTTTAGCAGGAAATACAGGGCAGCAAGTAGGAGCTTTCGCTATGGGTAATACAGCGGGTCAAACTAATCAAGGTTCTTCTTCTGTTGCGATTGGTAATGGAGCGGCAAATAATACTCAAGGTGCTAATTGCGTTGCTATTGGAACAAATGCGGGTCAAACCACTCAAAATGCGGGTGCTGTAGCTGTAGGAGCAAATGCGGGTAATTCTAATCAAGGATTAAATGCTTTTGCTATGGGTATAAATGCGGGTCTAACCAATCAATCTCAAAATGCTACCGCTATTGGTAATTCAGCAGGTAGAACAAATCAAGGGGATAGTGCGGTTGCGATAGGATATTTATCAGGTGTAACAAATCAAGGTAGTTATGCTGTTTCACTTGGAGCTGGAGCTGGTGAAAACAATCAGGGTGCGAATGCGGTTGCGATTGGATTTCAAGCAGGTAGATATTTAGTTCAGGGAACAAATGCGGTTGCGATTGGAACAAGTGCGGGTTTAACCACTCAAGGAGTAAGTGCGGTTGCGATTGGTAATAATGCGGGACTAACCAATCAAGGTAATAATTGCGTTGCGATAGGAACGAATGCGGGAAAGGGAGTTGCTACAGCTCAAGGTGCGAATGCGATAGCAATAGGTAATTTAGCAGGTGAAAATAATCAAACCGCTGGTTCAATATGTTTAAACGCATCAGGAGTTGCTCTCAATCCTAATCAAGTGGGTTGTTTTATAAGACCATTACGAGGTGTTGCTTTAGGTATTGGTGTTGGGCGAGTATTTTACGATACTGCGACATATGAACTACAATACTCAACTACTTAATAAAAAATAAAGTGTATATATAATGGATAATGTAACTATATATGGATTGGCTACGCTCGGGACAGGTTTGCTTGGTTTAGCAATACGATACTCCTTTAAAAGTAAATGCTCCAACGTTAGTTTTTGTTGGGGGCTTTGTAATATTGTTCGCAATACAGAGGACGAGGTAAGGGCTGAAACGATGGAACTACAGCATCAACCGCCCCAATCCGCTCAAATGGAACTACAGCATCAACCGCCCCAATCCGCTCAAATGGATAATGATATACTATAGGAGGTTTTGAGACACTATAAGACAAGCTAATCGTTTAAACTATATAATTAATATCTTTATACAGTATAATTTATGTATGATATTAAGCCACTTACTAAACGACGAGCGAGGGAGTTGGGTATCAAAATATTTCCAAGCGATAATCCCAAGAAAAAGATTGAAATTTACGATTGGAATGGTGTATTCATTACTTACATAGGAGACGCTAAATATGGCGATTTTCATACTTATTTAGAAATGGAGGAAAAAGGATTGAAACCAAAAGGATACGCTAATGAACGCAGGAGGTTATACCATTTAAGACATAGTAAAGAACCAGAAAAACTTGGAGATGAATATTTAGGTTCAGCTGCCTATTATGCCAAAGAACTTCTATGGTAATCCACTTTTAATAAAAGTGGAGCAAAATTTGGCTCAACCTTTCCCAAAGGTTGAAAATCCACTTTTAATAAAAGTGGAGCAAAATTTGGCTCAACCTTTAGCAAAGGTTGAAAATCCACTTTTAATAAAAGTGGAGCAAAATTTGGCTCAACCTTTCCCAAAGGTTGAAAGTCGTTCAATTTAGGAGATTTTAATAAAAGTATATTGTAAGAATGCTTACTGATGAACAATTATATACATTAGCTGAACGAATGAAAATACCTTTACAAAGAGTTTGTTTTAAGAGTGAATTAAATGAAGAGCCGTTGGTTTATAACAAGAGCTACATCATCAACTTACAGGACGAGGTAGATGAGGATACAGGAGAGGATAATCCAGGGTCGCATTGGGTTTGCTTTCAAGTTAATAAATACCCCAACGGCAAAATTGAGGCTATTTATATGGATACATATGGTATCGGTCCGCCTGATGATGTTAAAGCATTTGTCAAAGTTGGGTTACCATATACCGAAAAAAATACGCAGGGACTTTATGATAATTATTGCGGTTGGGGTTGTTTAGCATTCCTCCACTTTATTAATGCTGGCTCAATCAGGTCGGGAGATTTATACAGCGACGTAGAGCATTTTGGGGCTCTTTTCAAAAATTTGAACGCTGAAATCGGCAACGAAGATGCTAACTATAATGAGTTTGTTCTCAAACAATTTTTCAAAGCTGCCCCGAAAGCGGCTGGAATAAAGCTGAACTTTTGAGTGCCTTTTGTTTTAGTCGGTATGCTATATTATATTCTTTTGTCTGCTCTTTTTGCTTTAGGCGATATGCTTTCATATACTCGTTTTTCTGCTCCTTATGCTCTTGATTATATGCTTTCATATATTCTTTTACCTGTTCTTTATTCTCTTGATAATATTCTTTATTTTTTAAATTAAGCTGCTCTTTATGCTCTTCTTTATATTTTTTACAATATTCTTGTCTGTTTTGTTTTGTTTCCTCTTCAGTAACATATGGTCTAAATTTATTAATACAATCTAAAGCATCATACCATTTACGCTCATACATTCTTAACTCATCTCTTGTATCAACCATTACAGTTTCTAACAAGCCATAGGAATAATTATTTCTTTCTATGATTTGCCAAATACTACATTCATTACTTATTTTTCTATGAGCTGCCACCCTCCTCGCTACCGTCGGTTCAAAAGTGCTGCCGACATATCGTTCATACGTTTCATTACAAACTATTTCGTAAATTAATCCTGTTTTACTCATACTATTACATACTATTACATACTATCTTTAAGTCCTTTCTCAAAACATCTAATAAAATCTAAAGTTAAAATGATTTAGAAATAATCTAATCTATATATATATAATGAGTTTAAGCGAATTTATTTTAAGCAAACGCCCGACGCTATCCGCTGGTTCTATCAAGACATACGTTTCTACTGTAGGGTCTCTATTTAGAGGATTGTTTCCAAACGAGACGCTAACGGTTTCAACAATTGGTAAATTAAACGATGAAAAGAAAGTGATTGAGTGGTTGAAAGCCAATAAAACTCCAGCGTCAAGAAAGCCGTTTTTATCCGCCCTTGCTGTCATATTTGGTAACGACGCATACAGGGAACAAATGCTTACAGATGCGAAAGTATTGAAAAAGGATTTGGATAAGCAGGTTATGACGGAAGATATGGCTGAAAAATGGATTTCGCAAAATGACATCAAGAAACGGCTGGACGAACTCAAAAAGGAGGCATTCAAGCAGTATCATTCGGCAGCCCCTGACCTACAGCAGATACAACAATACATTATCCTTTGCTTATTGGGGTCGCAGTATATACAGCCTCGTAGGGCTAAAGACTATTTTGATTTCAAAATAAAAAACGTTTCAAAAGAAACCGACAATTATATTGATAAAAACGAACTTGTATTCAACTCGTTTAAAACGGCAAAGACAGCAGGACAACAGCGGGTAGAAATACCAAAACAGCTCAAGACCATACTTAACAAGTGGATTAAAGTCAATCCTACAGAATACTTGCTATTTGATGTAAATGGCTCGCAGCTGTCGTCACCCCAGTTAAACCAGCGTATCAACAAGATATTTGGCAGTTCAACAGGAGTTGGGGTAAATATGATGAGGCATTCGTTCCTTACCGAGAAATACGGAGACGGTATTAAAAAGAAAAAGGAGTTGGTTAAGGATATGACAGCAATGGGAACATCTATCGCCGAGGCAAAGTTCTATATACAGGATGACCCATCAAAGGGACATAATGGACCGCCAGGACCGCATTTGGGACAGTATAAGATGAAATAGGAGGTTTTGGGAAAAGTGGGGGAAAGGAGGTG